AAGAGAATCTATGGGCAGAGTATCTGTTCAAAGATGGATCTATCATTGGTTTGAATGATAAATTACTACAGAAGTATGTTGAATGGACTGCTAATCGTCGTTTGAAGTCTATTGGACTCAATGCAATTTTTGATACTCCTATCAGCAACAATCCTCTTCCATGGACTGCACACTGGTTGTCATCTAAAGGTATGCAAGTAGCCCCACAGGAGACAGAGGTTGAATCCTACCTAATCGGGAGCATTAAACAAGATGTCAAAAAAGACACCTTCGCAGGGTTTCAGTTATAACTTTGAAATTGTCTTTGACAAAGAAAAAGAAACAACTCTGCAAAAAATAAAAAGGTGGATTAGCAAACAAAAACCACCTTACAATACTATTCTGAAATATCTTTTTTCATACATAGAAAAATGGTACTGGGATGGTAAAGTTCTGCAAACTATGGCAGGAGTTGACTTAGAAACCAAAAAACTACATGAATTATGGGAGGCAGATGACAAACAAATCACACCACACGTCGTGGAGACAGGAGTATTTGGTGAGGAAGGCTGGTCTATCCAAATTTCAAACCCGATTGTTGAACGAAGGACCGAAGAGTCTGAGTCAGGCATGGCTTCTGGGAGCGATGCATCAGGACTACAAGAAGATAATGGGAATCAAGGAACCTCCATATCGTGAGTCTGGTTATCAGACTTCAATGAAAGAATTTTTCAGAAGGCATCGGTAAACTATGGATCTTTGGAAGAATTACAAAGCAACTATTGCTAAGATTTTTCCAGATATAAAATTTGTTCAGCGACATGCTGAATGGACTAATGATAAAGGTGTGAATTTGACTGCTGATTTGTACTCAGGCAAACATCTAATTAAGTCAAGACAAGTTGAAATCTGGGATAATAAATCTTGCAGTATTTACAACAACATCCTGTATCCTATGACAGGAGCAAACTTACCTTGTTTTGGTATGGATCTCATGGGAATGAGTGACAAGAGAGTTGTCATTGTGTTTGATTTCCAACATCCTGTAGAAAAATACTTGTTCTATACACCAGATCTACCTAAAGTAGAAGGAACGTATAGATTTTTTGAGGCAGGTAATCACTTCTCTGATAATCTTATTGTCAGATACTGTCAACCTGATGAGGTAGATGAACATCTACCATTATTCACAAAATATCTACAGTACTATAAAGATATGCTAGACGAGCATCAACCAATCGGTACTGATACTACACAGTATGGTGACTTTGACAAGTATATGATAAGACTTGATCCTATTTCTGGATATTTGTCTAGTAGATTTGGCAAAGAAAAGTCTCACAATTTAATTAAAGAATTCTTTTTCAGTTATGCATAATGGCAAGACAAATAATCAATGACCTAGCCAATATTATTCGTGAGCATCAGAAAACTCTACCTAACATAGAGGAGTTAGATGTTAATGATAAATTTAGAGAGGTCTATAAAGAAACTGAAGATGGCAACCTAGTCATTGAGAATGACATGCACACATGTACTGGATTACGTAAGGTGCACATGGAAATTGCTAGTCTAGGACCTCTGGATATCCTGCATTGTATCTGGTATCCAGATCCTGAGTTTGATTTACCTATTTTTGGTGCTGATATCGTAGCCAATAAGAGTATTGTCACTGCTGCTATCACAGACATCTCTCCTGTTGATGGTACGGATCATCCAATCTATGAAGACGTTGAAGATATTAGTAGATATTATAGTTTCAAACACAATAGAGAGATTCCTACATGGGGTACAATCTTTTCACCTTACAGTAAGTTCGCAAGACTAGATGATAGTGAGGAGATTGATAAATTTTGCAATGTAGTGAACGAATATCTTGATGTATTTGTGGGTGCTGTCTGGAAATCTACTATGAATTACAACAGAGCAGATGAAAGATACGAAGGACAGATAAACTACTGTGAAAAACAGAAAAAGAACGATAAAACTAGAAGAATTTTAGAAAAATATTTTGGAGAAAAGTGGGCAGATGATTACATTAATGAAGTATTGTTTGATGAGCCATAAATAATCCCAGTACATTTATGGGATAGTGATTGACTATGAAAATCCTTGGATTTTTAAAGGATCCCCTTTTTTATCTCAGGACATTGACGGTATGTTCGGTTTTGTCTACAGGATATCTAATAAAGAGTCAGGTAAACAATACATTGGACGAAAATATTTCTGGCAAAAACGGAAGCCTAGGGGAGGTAAGAGGAGAGTTACATCGGAGAGTGATTGGAAGCGATACTATGGGTCATGTCCAGAACTCAAAGAAGATATCAAACTACTGGGAAAGGAATCCTTCTCAAGAGAAATACTTTCTCTACACCCAACCACTGGTAAGGTAAACTATGAAGAGACAAGGCAACTGTTCCTTCATGACGTTTTAACAAAAGCCTTGACAGACGGCACCCCTGCCTACTATAATTCAAACATCCTCGGTCGTTACTACAGGAAAGACTATTTTGATTCTGGAACTCCTACTGGCACTGACGCCTGCTGATTATACTCACCTTGCTAAGGTTGTAAAGGTAGAGGCACAACCCAATACTATGGATGAATACTGTGTTGCAGTATCAGTTCTAAATAGGGTCAAGTCTCCTTCATTTCCTAACAATGTTTCTGGTGTAGTATATGCACCTGGCCAATATGAAGGTATGTGGAGAAACAAACCTTACGTAGACTATGCTTTGGTTCAAAGACTTCAAGATAGATCTAAGATGCTCTCTGCATACAACATCATTGGAGACAGAACAGACTTTAAAGGACAGAGTATGCTAAAATATCGGGTAGCAACACAAGATCCCATGTGTAGCAAGAATGGAAACTTCTATCACTACTACTGGCAGTCATGATTACTAAACCTTTTACTGGAATCCCTGCACCTAACTTCTTACCTGATGACCCATGGTTTGGAAATGCAATCTACTCAAAAAAACAACAAGAGAATATGATTGCTGAACTAGTAAAAGAAAGACTAATTATTGTGGAGGAAACTCCTTGTAAGGAAGTAGATAATATTCACGAAGTAATGTATAATTTCTCTACCCAATGGAAACTCCACATGGGTGGCGGATCAGAAAATATTTGGAACTGACTCAATAGCTCAGCGGATAGAGCAACTGCCTTCTAAGCAGTCGGTCGTAGGTTCAAATCCTACTTGAGTCGCCTTGTCGTTGTGGCGGAATTGGTAGACGCGCTGGGTTTAGGTTCCAGTGTCTTTATGACGTGGAGGTTCAAGTCCTCTCAGCGACATTTTTTACGGAGGTTAAATGCTGAACAATGTTATCGGCAAGATGCAAACAATGCAACAGAGAATTGACAAGCACTAGCAAAATACAATTTTGTGGTTGTTCAAACCAGATGTGGGTTAAGGATGATCAGGTTGGAGCTAATGATTTAAGTCTATTAGTCTTGACAAATCATAAGAAGAGTGTTAAATATAACACAATTCTATCTGATACTGATTTAAAGTATCAGGAAGAACGTCGCAAAAGACGAGTGCGTAAAATTGAATTTGAGGAACGATGAAGTATCACCTATACGACGATCAAGAGAGACATCAAGGGACATTTGAGTCAGTTGAAAAACTCAGAAACTTTTTATGTCAGGTAAAATATGACAACAATGATAGATCTTACATGGATGATACCTTTGATTACATCAAAGCAATTAAATGGCATTGGGATATTGAAGAGAGTTGACACTCTCTAAAAATTCCACTATAATTTAAAATATCAAAAAAATATTATGGCTTTATTTCCTATGGAAATTTTCTTAGACACAGCTGATTACGGAGAGATTAAAGACAGATACGAAACTGGTTTGGTTGCTGGTATTACTACCAATCCAACGCTAGTTCGTAAGTCTGGTGTTTCTTATTTTGATTTCATTACTCGTCTCTCCAAAGACTTTGACTTTGTTAGCATTTCAGCAGAAGTCAATGGAAATACTGCTAGTGAGATGATTGAAAATGCTCAAC